CTACTGGAAACAGTAGAAATAATGACGGCATGTTTGGCGGGGATGGTAGCTGGTGGATTATTGTTTTATTCATTTTTGCTTTCTTCGGATGGGGAAACAATGGATGGGGCAATAATGGCAACGGCGGCGGATATACAGCCACAGCAGCTACTCAGGCGGACATTCAGAGAGGATTCGATAACTCCGCAGTAATCAGCAAGCTTGACGGAATCAGCAACGGTCTTTGCGATGGATTCTACGCAATGAACAACGGTATACTTACCGGATTCAATGGAATCAACACCAACATCATGCAGACCGGTTTTGGCATCCAGCAGGCTATTAATGCCGACACTGTAGCCAATATGCAGAACACCAATGCACTTCAGGCACAGCTTGCGAACTGCTGTTGCGAAACCAGAGAAGCTATCCAGGGCGTAAACTACAACATGGCACAGAACACCTGCGCATTGCAGAACACCATGAACAGCAACACCAGAGACATTATCGACAGCCAGAACGCCGGAACAAGAGCAATTCTTGATTATCTGTGCAACGAGAAAATTTCTTCTCTTCAGGCTGAAAACAATGACCTTAGACGCGCCGCTTCTCAGGATCGTCAGAGCGCATTACTCACAACTGCAATGGCTTCTCAGACACAGCAACTTATTAATGCAATCAACCCGGCGCCGATTCCGGCATATCAGGTTCCTAATCCGAACACATATTACGGATGTGGATGCAATACCGGATGTAATTGTTAATAACTTCATATCGAGAGTATCTTCCGATTGAATCGAATGTCGGCTTCTTATGCCGTATTACACAGAGGGGCAGGCTGAGACCTGTCCTTTTGTGATATGAAAGGAGTATTTTTATGGCAGAATATACAGGCGTAGCTGCTCAGGAAGTAGCAGCAAATGGTAATGTTATTTTTACGAATACAGCAGTTAAAGGTTCTAACTGCATTCAGCACAGAGAGGGAAGCGGAATTATTACCCTGAGAGGATTAACCAACCAGTGCAAAGCGAGATTCTTCGTAGATTTCTCTGGTAATATTGCGATTCCGACAGGTGGCACTGTCGGAGCTATTTCTCTGGCACTCGCAATCTCTGGTGAACCAGTTCTTTCTTCCCAGATGATTTCCACACCAGCGGCAGTAGATCAGTATAACAACGTGTCTGCAGGTATCTATATTGACGTACCTCGTGGCTGTTGCGTTAATATCGCAGTGGAAAACACAGGCGATCAGGCTGTTTCTGTTGCGAACGCAAATATTGTCGTGACCAGAGAAGCGTAGGAGGTGCAGTTATGAGAGATATTAAGGATTTATGCGCAAGAATCGAAGACGAACTGTCTAAAATCGCTGACAGTGGGCTGACCACTGGAAATCTGGAAATGACATACAAACTGATTGATATGTACAAAGACATCAAGAATACGCAGTACTGGGACAAGAAAGTGGAGTACTATAACACTGTTCTTGATGAGATGCGTGGCGGATACAATGACGATTACAGCGAACGTGGTAGAAAGCGTGATAGCATGGGGAGATACAGTTCGAATGACGGCAGAATGATGCCGGACTACGACCGGGGCAATTCTTATGCTAGACGTGGTGAACATTATGTCAGAGGACATTACAGTCGTTCTGATGGACGGGATGCTTACGACAATTACATGACACAGAAACAGAGCTATCGTTCCGGCAAGTCTGAAGACTGTAAAAGGAAGATGCTTGCCGCTTTAGAGGAACATCTGGACGAACTCACAACAGAAATGAGCGATATGTCCAAGGATGCAGAGTGTCGGGAGGAACGTGATCTTGTCAAGAGATACGTGGAAAAACTCCGTGATATGCTCTAAAAGTGCAAAAGTGGTAGAGAGGTAGTTAAAAGAAATCTGTTATAATGTAATTGTGCAGCAGGAAGCACAACGGTTGTTTTAACGTTTTCGTTTTATCCTCCTTTCTTAAAGTAGCTGGTACACACGCTTTGTGGAAAGTTAAGCAGGTTCGAATCCTGCCGTGTGTATTTGTCATCTGGCACGCAAGATGGCACACCTCCTTGAATAAGATTTTTTATTCACGTTTTTCTTTTAAAAAGAAAGAGCATTCAAAACAACTCGTGGCAGGCATGACACGTAAAACACCTTGCTAACCCGGGAATCCGGGTTATGTGGAACCTATCGGCTATAGGACAAATATCTATAGATACAAGTTTTTCAGTTCGACTCTGGAAGTTCCGCTTACCTCGTCAGTGGTCTAACTGGCTTAATCCATTTACCTGCGGCGGCAGGTCAATAAACACGACCAGGAGGATGTTATGCAGAAACTTATTGACACATTAAAATCATTTGGAATTGAAATCCCGGAAGATAAGCAGGCAGATGTGAAGAAAGCACTCTCTGAGCATTATAAGAATGCTAAAGAAGTAGCGAAAACTCTGTCGAAAGTCGAGGGTGAACGTGATGACTGGAAAGAACGTGCTGAGACGGCAGAAGAAACTTTAAAAGGGTTTGACGGCATCGACCCGGCGAACATTCAGACAGAGCTTGCTGGATGGAAGAAAAAAGCGGAGGACGCAGAGAAAGAATTCAATGCAAAGATCTATGACCGTGATTTCTCAGACGCACTCAAAGCAGCACTCGATGATGTTAAGTTTTCCAGTGAAGCAGCGAAGAAGTCAGTTATGGCGGATATTAAAGAAGCCGGATTAAAGCTGAAAGATGGTAAGATTCTCGGACTGAATGACTTAATCGAGCAGATGAAGCAGTCTGACGCATCCGCTTTTGTGGATGAATCCCAGCAGCAGGCTCAGCAGAATCAGGCAAGATTTACCACTCATGTCGGACAGCAGCGAACACCGGGGAACATGACAAAGAAAGATATCGAAGCAATCAAAGACCCGTCCGAGAGACAGGCCGCAATTGCTCAGAATATCCAGTTATTCCAGTGATTTTTTACACCGACTATACGCCAGAGTATAGCCGCTAACCCAATACCTTAACAATTATGGGCAGAAAGGATTTTATATGGCAGCAAAAGCTAATCTTATTATGACAAATGATATTCAGGTCACTGCACGTGAGATTGATTTTGTAACCAGATTCGAGAGAAACTGGGAACATTTACGTGAGATTCTGGGTATCATGAGACCTATCAAAAAACAGCCGGGCGCTGTACTCAAATCAAAGTACGCAGAGGGTACTTTACAGAGCGGAAATGTTGGTGAGGGTGAGGAAATCCCTTACAGCAAATTCGTTGTAAAAGAAAAGTCTTATGCGGAAATGAGTGTTGAGAAGTACGCAAAGGCTGTATCTATCGAAGCAATCAAGGATCACGGTTATGAGAATGCCGTTCAGAAGACCGATGACGAATTCCTTTTCCAGCTTCAGACCAATGTCACCACAAGATTCTATGATTATCTGAAAACAGGCACCCTCACATTCACGGAGACCACTTTCCAGATGGCTCTGGCAATGGCTAAGGGTCGTGTAGAAAACAAATTCAAGCAGATGCACAGAAACGTGACTGGTGTTGTTGGATTTGTGAACATTCTGGATGTGTATGAGTATATCGGAGCAGCTGATATCACTATTCAGAACCAGTTCGGCTTCCAGTACATGAAAGACTTCCTTGGATTCAACACAATCTTCCTTCTGTCCGACAGCGAGATTCCGAGAGGAACAGTTATTGCTACACCTGTGGAGAATATCGTTCTTTATTACGTAGACCCGAACGAATCCGACTTTGCGAGAGCAGGACTGGTGTATACCGTATCTGGCGAGACAAACCTTATCGGATTCCACACACAGGGCAACTACCACACAGCAGTATCTGAAGCGTTCGCAGTAATGGGACTTACACTCTTTGCAGAGTACATTGACGCTATTGCTGTTGGAACCATCAACGCAACTCAGACGCTTGGAACTCTGACTGTAAATTCTGCAGCAGGAAGCAAGAGTGGAGATACTAAAGTGACTGTTACTCCGGCAAAAGCAAGTGCAGGGAATGCATATAAATACAAAGTCGCATCTTCTGAGACTACCGTAGACTATGGGCAGAATGTGAAGAACTGGAGCGCATGGGATGGTGAATCCGACATTACAGCAGCAACAGGGCAGGTAATCACAGTGGTTGAATGTGACAGCACATATAAGGCGCTGAGTGCCGGGCATGCGACTGTAACAGCAAAATGATGATCAAGTAGGAGGTAACTGGCATGGCTTATACAGACTATGAATTTTACAAAACTTCATATTTCGGTTCAGTTGTGCCAGAAACCGACTTTCCACGACTAGCAGAGAGAGCCAGTGATTTCGTGGACACAATGACGTTTGACAGGTTGGTGGATGGACTGCCGACAGATGGACGCTCACAAAAGCGTATTAAAAAGGCGGTCTGTTCACTGGCTGAATTAATGTATCAGATTGAACTTGCTGAAAAGAATGCTACCAATGCCGCTGTGAGCGGTACGTCAACCGCAATTGGGTTTGGTGGTAGCACGACAGGCATTGTAACATCTGTAAGTTCCGGCAGTGAATCCATTTCCTATACAACACCTCAGCAGATTGGAGCAAGTGCAAAAGAATGGAGTGCAGTGTATGCCGCCGCCGGAGATGTACAGAAAACGAACGACTTACTCTTAAAGACAGCTTTACCGCTTCTGATGGGAGTAAGGACAGATGAAGGGATACCGATTTTATATGCAGGAATGCAATATTAATGTTCTCGGGACGGTTTATAAAATCATTCCGAAAGAACTTAAAAATGCAGATATTGATGGTTATACAGACAATACATCAAAAGAAATTGTTATCAGAACAGACAACGCAAATAACGTTGGTGATTTTGATTCCTTGCAGAAAAAGCAGTTGAGACATGAAATTATTCATGCGTTCTTGTCGGAAAGCGGATTGCAGTGCAACTGGCAACATACAGAGCAGTTCGGACATGACGAAACTACGGTTGACTGGTTTGCTATTCAGTCACCGAAAATTTTTAAAGTATTCAATGAACTTAAATTGATGTGAGGTGATAAATAATGGACATTTCAACATTAGGCTCATGTATCGCAATCGTTATGATTTGCTACATCGTAGGAATGGGCTGCAAAGCGTCAAAAAGAATCTCTGATGAATGGATTCCGGTAATCATGGCGGTTATTGGCGGAATTCTCGGAGCAGTCGGGATGGGAGTTATCCCGGATTTTCCAGCAACGGACTATATCACAGCAGTTGCAGTCGGCATGTTTAATGGATTGTCGGCAACTGGTGTAAATCAGATTATTAAGCAGACAGTGCAGAAAGAATAATTAAGGAGAGGGTATCATGTATTCATCTAAAATTACACTTTTCAACTATTACGAAAGTGCCACGACTGGAGATGCGTACTGGTATCCTCATGTTTTATCCGGCGTTGACCTGATTACGGATAAGGGAGCAATCCTTAAAAAGTACGGACCAGACGCAACAGACAACGCACAGTTGCACATCCGTTATACCGTCCAGAACGGTGGTATAACCATTACAGATAAGGACGGTAAGATTCTCCCTTATGTGCCATTGAAAGAGTGGAAACAGCAGATTAACAACGCTCTGGAAGATACCATTACATTCTCAGATGAGTCGTTCTTCTGGGAGGACGAGTGGACTGGCGGAACGGTATCTGACAGTGATTACCGGAACGGATTCTACCAGCACATGAACGAAAACAAGGACAGTGTATTCAAGATTACCAGTGTGGGTGGTCCGTATACACTGATTCCGCATTTTGAGATTCTGGGTAAGTAATATGGGTAAAATTCATCATTTCAAAGGATTCTCCGTAGTTGATGGAGATTTGAAAATTAAGCTGAATATGAGCAGGTTTTCTAGGCAGTATCAGGAAGCTCAGTATCTCCTTGATGGAATGGTCATGGATAGTATGGTACCGTTTATGCCGATGATAACTGGAAACTTCATTGACCGGACCAGAGCTGAAAGCGCATCCTTACAAGGAACTGGAAAGGTATGTGCGGCAGCGGCTCCTTACGGACGTTTTCTATACGAGGGGAAAGGAATGGTTGATGAAGCAACCGGAAGTCCCTACGCAAGACGTGGAGCAAAGAAAGTCCTCGTCAGTCAGTTTTCTGGTCAGACAGCTGCAAAGGAGAATCTTGAATATACCAAACAGGCTCACCTACAGGCGCAGGCAAAGTGGTTCGATGCCGCAAAACGACAATACGGCAGTACATGGATTCGCAAAGTAAAAGCACAGGCAGGAGGTGGCAGACATGGCGGATAAACCTATCGGAAAAGATGCAACCGGGTATGAGATTCTGACAGATGCCATGAAAGCACTTCTGAACCAGTACCCCGGACTGTATGAAAATGAAACAATTAAATTTGAAGAACTCGGCAAAGAATCCGGAATTGCATTTTCGGCAGATAATGGGGCTTTAATCTATTCAGAAAAAGAAGATGTCT